AATTGCCATTTCTAAATACAAAGAGTGTTATAAACCTTCTATAGAACAAGGTGCAGTGGTAGACATGAAGGTTAAAACTGTGCTTATTGTATCTAATGTAAATAATATAGAACTTAAAATTGACCCAACAATAATCTTTGCAACACTCAAAGATATACAAGACTTAGAAACTAAAATAGGTACTGTTAATACTAAAATTGATACAACTAAAACAGAATTAACAAGCAACATAGAAACTGCTAAAACAGAGTTAAATACTAAAATCGACCAATTAATCGCAGGTGGCTCAAATGTTGCATACACTCAAAGGGTCGCAATTGATGATTGGGTTGAGGATGCAGAAAGTGGATTCAAAGCAACTGTAACACATAGTTTATTAACACAGAGAATAGTTGTAAATATTATAGATGCTACTACAAAAGAAAATGTAGTTACAAACTTTAAAATTATAGATGATAATTCTATAGAAATTAGAAGTGAAACAAGGTCAGAATTAAACGTTTATGTGATAAATGGAAATGCAGAAACTCATTTTATTAATGCAACTGTAGATGATAACAGGGTGAGTGAAATGACTACTTATTCGTCTAAAAAGATACATGAAGAAATTAATAAGGTAGCAGAGCAATTAACAGGAATTAACAGTAATATTATATCAACAGTAAATAATGACATATTACCTATATAGAAAGGAGAGTGAGGAAATGGCAACATCAATGAATAACTTTAATTTACCTGATATGAGAAAATATACTAAAAATATTGCGTTTGACCCATTTGCAGGGGGGAGGCAAAGTTTTGATTGGGGTGGTAATAATCATGGTTTGCAAGGTAGCTCTAAAGACACTTGTTTAAGTTGTACTTACAATGGTTCAACAATTAATTGGGGCTCAGGAAATGTTTGGGTTTTGGGAGGATATGGTCAATATACATTTACTTATAATTGTGAATCAATGCATGTGGATACACAACAAAAATTTCCATATACTTCTAATAGAATAATAACTATAAAAGGTAGACCAGTAATATCTGGTTCAGATACTTCACTTGGGAATAAAAGAAAAGGATTTAGTGTAGATTTTACTGTAAGTGATGATACTCCAGATGTTAATTTGATAGTGCGTGTTTATCTTGATGATAAATTAATACAAAACATTACTCCTGTTGTACAAAATTCAACTTTAACAGCAACAGTAACAGATAGTCAACTAAACTCTTTATCCATAGATGGAAATCACAAACTAAAAATACAATTAAATGATGGATATGATAATTTTGATAGAATTTTTACTTTTAAAAAAATAGAAAAGGGAATTAATATATCAACGTCATTAGTGACTGATAGTCAAGCTAAGTTTACTGTAACAAAAACATACAGTGAATTGACAAAAATAGAATGGTATTTAGATGAAGTATTGAAAGATACTTTTACTACAGACTTGTATTCAGAAAAAACTATTAACTATGAACTTACAGATAATGCAATACACACATTAAGAATAGTTGCTACAGATGCAGAAAATATAGTAGAGGAAAAAGTAATAAGTATAAGTAAGAATATAATGCCATTACAACCTAATGCTAGTTTAAGTGATATATCAACTAAGTTAACAGAGATTGGGCAAGGAGTTAGAAATGGTAAAACAAGTATTATAAATACTTTAGCATTAAAGAATATAGAAGCAAGTTTGAATAACACACTTGTTGAGTTATCAGAGAAAATAAAAACAAGTTTTGATAGTTCAGACGCTAGTGTACAAGATTTGATGAATCAGTTAACACAAGCTAACAATACTATATCACAGTTAAATTCTAAGTATAAATATGCCAGTGGTACTATTGATGTTGTTAAAAATAGTTCTTTAATGGCTAATTTATATGGAGAGTCCTTTGGTAGACAACCTGGTACTTGGCTTAAGATTGATAATTTAGGTTTTATTCCTAATATTTTTGTTGCTGAATGTCAATATGTTACTTCTAATAATTATTTTTTTAAACATATTGTTATTGCTACTTGTAATATAAATTGGCTTTGGGAAAAAAAAGATTTTTCGGCTAGAATTGTATTTACTAAAGAAAAAAATTCTAATCAAGATTTTAGTGGAAGTGGAATTATTTATTCAAATAATGAGCGTGATGTATATATAAATAATAAAGGCATTAATGTTCCTGCAAGTAGTCCTAATGTTTCTAGTTACCTACATTCTTGGCATGCTATAAAATTTATATAAAAGAGGTGATAAAATGAATAGAGCAAATAGAATAATTTACGACCAAACAGGCAAAATACTTCTCCAAACAGGAGAAGCAACAGGAGATATATTAGAGCATGATACAATAACAGAATTACATTATATTGACGTTGGATATGGAAATATAGACTATAGTAAACAGTATATAGAATCTATAAATCCAATAACAAAAGAACCTATTTTAAAAGATATTCCAATCTATTTAAGCGAAGAAGAAAAGAGAATACAAGAGTTAGAAAATCAATTACTAATTGCAGAAAATGAAAAAGTGGGAGGATTATTATAATGAATATAAATAATATTGTAGTAAGAATATTAGCAGATAGAATATTAAATGTAGGGTTAAACCCCTTGAAAAACAGACCTTTTGAGTTAGATGACGTGACTAACACAGAGTACAGAAAAGCTGTAGAGGATTATATTATAAAAAATAGTGGAGTAGTAGAAGGAGCAGAACCAACTATATAGAGGGTTCTTTTTTTATTGAAAGAGGTGATTAAATGACTTTTAAAGAGTTAGTTAATAAAGTTAGAAATCTTGTATTAGAAGCAAAGAATGTAACTATAGAAGATACAGATAATAACTTTACAAGCGATAATGTAGAAGGAGCATTGAAAGAATGTATAGATAGAGCAGATGAGGCTTTTCAAGAAGCCGATAGTGGAAAAACACTTTTATCAACTGCTATCGGCTCTCCTGCTACATCAGAACAAACATTTCAAGATTATGCGAACTATATTACAGGATTTAAGAGCAATATAAGCAATTTAGAAACTCAATTGAAAAGCAAATATTCTATTAGACATGGTCCCATTGATGGAGATGATAGGAATCCTTTTTCTGCTAATTTTGGCAAGAGTGCAAGTTACCTTATTGTCTATGTTTACTTTAGAAGAAATGTATATTATTATAATCCCAGTGGTAGTTCTTTAGGAAGTAGTACAGGAGGTTCTGAACGTGCCTGGATTACTATAGATAGCAATAAAACTGGTTTTTCAGTTCATTCATATGATACTAATTATGAGTCATATACTTTTACAGGTTATTATATTGCTTGTTTCGCATAATAAATTATATTATTAAAACTAGGAGGATGTATGGAAGAAATTAGCATAAATCTATTATGTGCAGTTGCAGGAGTTGTAATATCCTACTTAGCATTTAGAAATAGCTCAAACAGAAAGATACAAGATGATACAGAAACAACTACAAAATTGGAACAACAAATAACTTTTCTGTGTGAGAATGTAAGAGATATAAAGCATGATGTAGCAAAGTTTAATACAAGTTTCTTAGATATCAGTGAACGAGTTGCAAAAGTAGAAGCAAGTACAAAACAAGCACATCTTAGAATTGATGAAATTATAAATAGAATTGGAGGAAAATAAAAGATGGATAATTTAATAAGTTTTATACCAGAGCAGTTACTAATTTTAGTAGCTGCTCTTTATGTTATAGGAGCAGGTTGCAAAAAATATAAACAATTAGATAATAAATACATTCCAGTAGTGTTATTGATACTTGGTATAGGCTTTTCAGTGTGGATGCTAGGATTTAATCCTGTTGCAGTCTTACAAGGTGTAATTTGTTGGGGAGTTGCAATAGGTATAAATCAAACTTACAAACAGTTGAAGGATGGTGAAAAGTAATGAAAATAGCAATAGTGCCAGGGCATACACTAACAGGAAAAGGAACAGGAGCAACTGGCTATATAGACGAAGGAAACGAAAACAGAATCCTAACTGATTTAATAGTAAAATGGTTGAAACAAGGTGGAGCTACTGTATATACTGGAAAAGTAGATAAATCTAGTAATTACTTAGCAGAGCAATGTCAAATAGCAAATAAACAAGATGTAGACCTAGCTGTACAAATCCATTTCAACGCAAATAAAACAACACTAAACGCAATGGGTACAGAGACAATATACAAAACTAATAATGGGAAAGTATATGCTGAAAGAGTTAATGAGAAACTAGCAACAGTATTTAAAAATAGAGGTGCAAAATCGGACGCAAGAGGGCTTTACTGGCTTAGTCATACAAAAGCACCAGCAATATTAATAGAAGTGTGCTTCGTAGATAGTAAAGCAGATACAGATTATTATATTAGGCATAAAGACATAGTCGCTAAATTAATAGCAGAAGGTATTTTAAATAAGACAATAGATAATAGTGAGGATAAGAAAATGTATAAACATACAATCGTTTATGATGGAGAAGTTGACAAAATCCCTGCAACTGTTGTTGGTTGGGGCTATAATGATGGTAAAATATTAATATGTGATATAAAAGATTATGTACCAGGTCAGACGCAAAATCTTTATGTCATTGGTGGTGCAGCATGTGAGAAGATTGGTTCTATGACTAAAGAAAAATTTACTATGATAAAGGGTAATGATAGATTTGATACACTTTATAAAGCACTGGAGTTTATAAATAAATAAAATCAATAGAGTTAATATATTTTACATTTTGACTACAATTTTATGACAGTATCACAACAATTTATAAAATAAAAAATGATATATTAAATATAACCATAAGTCATCTACAAACTTTAAAAAATCAGGTATATGAAGAGCAGTTGAGTATATAGCAATAAGTGGTAGGAGGAGGAATAAAAAATAATAGTGCAATGAAAGTAATTATAATGTAGAATAGTATTAAATAATATTATTTTAGGGGGAGTTAAGATGGCTTATGAAAATGGGACTAATTTGGTAGCGTATTTTCCTAACTGTATAAAAAAATACGAAAAGGATAACAAAATATTTGAAAAGACAATACTATTACTTAATTTATATATGCAGATGCCAACTTGGCCACATTGTATTCATGAATTTAAAGCTAAAGCAAATGAAATTTTGGGAGAAGACCCAGAATTTATAGGTGAGTATGGAATTAAACTGAAAGACTTTTATAATGAAGGTGAAAATGTAAATATAAGCCAAAACTTTAAAAATGATTTGTATACTTTTTCAAATAGTACATATGATATATTAGATAACTCATATATTCAGAGAATCAATCCAATTGGCTTATATTCTATATCTTCTTTGGCTAGAGAAAATGATTTTATTTTGAAACTATTTAGAAATGATAAAAAATCTTTGGAATTAGAACTATCTAAATCAGAAATACAATCAATAATTGAACATTTAGAGTCTATGATAGAGGAAGAATAGTTATGAAGGGTGAATATAATAAAGAAAAAGAAAAAGTAATAAAGTTTAATTCCAACAAGGATAAAAGTAAAATCAACAAATATACAGACTATTATAATACTTTAAATAGTACTTTGATGGAGAAAAATAAATGTATTGGAGATAATTGGTTTTTAGCTACTACTTCAGAGGAGGTAGGTAATATGAATGAAGAAGAAAAAAGAATACTAGAAACTGAAAAAAGAATATTAGAGACTGAAAAAAGAGTACATCAAAATAATAAGGAAGTAAAAGAAAGTATAGATAAGCAATTTAATGACATAAAGGGTATTTTTAAAGAATACAAGAATGATTTAGACAAAGATAGAATAGAACTAAAAAATGATTTAGCTAGAGAAAGAATTGAGTTAAAAAGCGATTTAAAAGAAGCTATAAACGAACATAAAAAGGTGACAGAAAAGGATGTAAGTGAAATAAAGAATAGTATAAAAGGTATAGAAGATAGAATTGATTCAACTAATAAATGGATTATTGCATTATGTATAACTACTATAATAGGAATTGCTACAATGGCTATTACAATAGGTATATCTATATGGCCAAAGTAACACAAAAAGAGGTAACTAGAATTAAAATAGTTATCTCTTTTTATACTTAAACAAAACATTGAAAAAATAGTAAAAAATATTAACAGGATACATAAAACTATAGTATAACCTGTAATAATAAAACGAACGAAAATTATCATACTAAAACATAAGACATGCTATAATTGTATTAGATAAATGCTTGAATATATACCAAAAGTACTCTTTTTATAAGAGTGCTTATTTTTTTGAAATTCATCAACATATAAACTATCAAGAACATTACTCAACACACCTTAAAATTGATTTAAATTCTTTTTCATACACAAAGTTATATGATATAATAAAAAAGTAAATATGTAACCCCAACACATCTTTACTAAGTCAAACATTATTATATAGAGCATTCTTCATTATGGAGAGTGCTTTTTCATTTCTTTGAATAATCATGTTGATTATTTATAATATTTTCATTTAATTTATCTTTATCTATCAAATTTAATGCACAATTAATACAAATGTTAGTTTTCATATGACTTTTCTTATGAAAAGTAATATACTTATTATCATCTTTATTTATTCCTTTATTACAGTAATCACATAATATAGTCTTAGTCATATTTTTATTCCTTTCATTTTATATTTTCCATAATTAAGTTTAACATATTTAGTATATACCTATGTATATATATTTAA